GTCTTTAGCGCACACTTTTTAATGTTTATGCGTTATTCTGCATGTTTTGAAAACATTTTATGCATTTATGTGACAAAATGTCTAAAATGTTTTAGCCTAAAACATCATAGGTCGGTCATCCTATCCCGGAGATTTTAAACCGAATCAAATCACATCACTTCAAAATTTTGTCAGGTTGTTCATTCCATTGCAGCCCTAAGTAAACGAACGATTTCCGTGTGTCCATGGTAGCTTGCAGCATGAAGTGCCTCATTGTTGCACGCAGACGGATCCAAACCACGGTCCAACGGCAAATCAAGGAGCATACGAATAATGTCCGTATGCCCGTTGAAGCTCGCAATTCGAAATGCGAAATTGTCGCGTGTCGCCGGATTCACTCCTCTTTCCAACGGCAAATCCAGGAGTAAACGGGCGGTGTTCGTGTGTCCGTTTTCGCATGCGTGTACAAGCGCATAATTGGCGTCTGCCGCAGGATTCACTCCTCTTTCCAACGGCAAATCAAGGAGCATACGAACAATTTCCATATGTCCGTTTGCGCATGCGCATCGAATTGCGTCATTGTAACATGCAGACGGATTCACTCCACGGTCCAACGGAAGTTCAAGAAGCAAACGAACAATTTCCGTGTGTCCGTTTTGGCATGCCATTCGAAGTGCATAATTGTATTGCGCAGCAGGATTAATTCCACGGTCTAACGGCAAATCAAGGAGCATACGAACAATTTTCGTGCGCCCGTTTCTGCATGCACCTCGAAGTGCGTCATTGTAGAATGCAGACGGATCCACGCCTCGTTCCAAATCGAGGAGGACACGAACCACTTCCGTGTGCCCGTTTTTGCATGCCATTCGAAGTGCTCGATAGGTGTATGCTGCAGGATCTACTCCACGCTCTAACGGCAAATCGAGAAGTAAACGGACAATGTCCGTGTGTCCGTTTTCACTTGCGAATCGAATTGCAGCATTGTCGTTTGCAGCCGGATTCACTTCTCTCTCTAACGCAAGGAGCAAACGAACAATTTCAACAAATCCGTTGCTGCATGCACACACAAAGGATTCATTTTCAACACCCTCTTCAACGCCATCCTCAATCACAAGCCGCACAAACCGTATGTCTCCTGATTGAACAGTTTCAAGTAACGATTTGCGTACAATTGTGTTTGCAATTGCACGCAAAAGCTGGAGTGATTCAATTACGCCGTCAGAGTTCAATCGATGCAAATTCTCTGTTCCACGCGCGGCGTAATGTGTAAAATTCTTGAGCATCTCTAAACCACGAGCACCGCGTTAATAATGATTGCCATTTTTTTAGCGGTTGCACAAATTCAATATGTCTCATGCGTACATAACTTAGCAAGTGGTCGACGACTTCATTCAATCTCATACTTTCGCACTGCGCAAAAAAACGGCGTTTAAAGGACACATTCGTAAATGTGAAGTGCTGTGAACGAGCTGTGAAGTGCTGTGAAGTGCTGTTTCCAAACATTTAAGGTAATGTGTACCAAAATACAGTAGTAACCTTAAATTTCGATTCGGTTTGGCAGTTACTTCGGAGGACACTGCATTCCTTAGTCGTTTGGTAAAATTCAAGAGTTTATCGGTCGTTTAACCAAATAACACTTTCCCGCTAACAACTCCTCGTTCCGCTGGCAGTTCAAGTAGCAAACGAACAATTTCCGTATGTCCGCCGATGCTTGCATTTCGATATGGTGCATTGTCTACACCAGGATCAACTCCTCTTTCCAACGGCAATTCAAGCAACACACGAACAATATCCGTGTGGCCCCATCGGCATGCCACTCGAAGTGCTCCATTGTTGTATGCTGCAGGATCTACTCCTCTTTCCAACGGTAAATCGAGAAACAAACGGACAATTTCCGCGTGGCCGTTTTCGCTTGCCCATCGAAGTGCCACATTTTCGTTCAAAGCTGGATTTACGCCTCTTTCCAACGGCAGCTCCAGGAGCATACGAACAATTTCTGTGTAGCCGTTAACACTTGCAATTCGAAGTGCTGCATTGTAACATACAGACGGATTCACTCCACGACCCAACGGCAAATCAAGGAGCATACGAACAATCTCCGTGTGTCCGTTTTGGCATGCAATTTGTAGTGGCGAAGTGAAGTTGTTAGCGGATGCACGGATTCCTCTTTCATGTGGCAAGTCAAGGAGCAAACGAACAATTTCCGTGTGCCCGTGCTCACACGCGAGTCGAAGCACAATATTGTCGTCAACGGCTGGATTTATTCCCCTTTCTAACGGTAAGTCAAGAAGCAAACGAACAATGTCCGTATGGCCGTTTTTGCATGCATTTTGAAGTGCTGCATTGTTGCCTGGAACAATTCCTCTTTCCGCTGGCAAGTCAAGGAGCAAACGAACAATTTCAACAAATCCGTTGCTGCATGCACGCACGAATGATTTATTCTCGACGACACCCTCATCAAGTGCCAACCACACCAAACATGTGTCTCCCATTTCAATTGCCGCGTTGATAGTTGCGGGCAACAACGTTTGCGCAATTGTGCGTAAGAGCGATAAACTGTTAAACGTATTGGCGGGATTAATTTCCTCGGATGAAGTGTCCATATCAAAAGGGTGTGCCTGTTGTGGTTGTCATTTTTAGCCCATCCTCGAGAAGACTGTTCAAAATCGTGTAGGCTCGTGTAGGCTCGTGTATGTTTAAAAACCGAACGCCAGCGATGTTTTTTGAAGAGCGTTAGCGATTTTTAAAGATTGTGTTCATTTTCCCTTAACGCAAATCGCAAATCGTGGAAATTTTGCTATCAATAATGGTAAAACTGCAGCGGGAAAGAGATGCGCGCGATTGAAAATTGTCGCAGGATTAACTCCTCGTTCTGGAGGCAAATCAAGGAGTAAACGAACAATTTCCGTGTGCCCATATTCGCATGCTAACTCAAATGCCTTGTTGTTTTTAGCTGCTGGGTTTATGTGCGTTGTAAATGGATTATTCAGAAGTAAACGAACAGTTTCTGCGTGTCCATTTTTGCAAGAGATTTGAAGTGCTTCATTTTCGCTCTCTTCTGGCGTCTGCAAAGGTAAAAGTAAACGAACAATTTCCGTGTGTCCCTGAGCGCATGCAGAAATTAGACATCGACTATTTCCCCTGTGAATTGATGATATATGAAAGATTGTCGAAATAAATTTCTGAGATTCAACAATTAGCATACGAACTATTTCAATGTGTCCGTGTTCGCATGCATTATGCATGGCCTCCCTTGTATTTCTATCATCGCTATCAAGTAATCGACGAACAATGTCAGTATGTCCGCATCTACTGGCCCACATTAGCGTATTGCGCCTGACGTCGCTAATGTGGTTCCTGTCGTCACCAATGTGATACACGCGCTCGCCAATGTGGCTCGCGCTTTCACGCTCGCCAATGAGCCACCGAACAAGATCTGCGCGATTATTTTCGTACGCCAATCGCAATGCATTTTCAATGCTATTATATTCATCAATTTCTAAAAGCATATCAACAATTTCAGTGTGTCCGTGTCTACATGCAAATTCAAATGCAACATAGTCTGGAGTAGTTTTAGTAAACGAACAATGTCAGTGAATCCGCGTGCACATGCTGAGCGAAAGGATTTTTGATCTACCTGAAATCCGCTGTCAAGCAACAATTGTACAACACCGATATTCCCATATTCAACTGCGCGTTCAAATGATGTTTACAACAATTGCACGCAAGATCATCAGATGTTGCATTGCTCCCCCCCGAATGAACACCGCTCATGTCTGTCAATTTTTATATCATCAACCTCAAAACTGCGATCACACAAATCCACAGCATTGTCGTCGGTGCTCGCACATATGTCCGTATGTTGTCCATTTTGTCAGTATCCGGTCGAATTAGGTGACACGAAAATGTCTCTGCGCTCGGAAACGGGTACGAGTTATCAAATACGTGTACGGGAAAACGCTGAATTGTCGTTGAAAAACGGGGAACAATGATGCGATTAAGCGTCCCTTGTTCATAATCCAGACCAGCCCACTCACCGGCACACGTCCATTTCCCGTCGGATCCACGCGTCCATTGTGCAGCAGCTGTTTGGTAGCAATTCCACCAAGCATCCATCAGTTTACGGGTTGTGGGTGTAGCTCGCACTATGAAAACGCCGACATTGAGTGTTTCCGCAGACCACGCATCTTCGGAAATAAGAAAATCGGAATTTCCGACAAAAAGCGAGTCAACGGGGCGATGGTGTGCGTGAATGCATGCATCCGAATCCAGCCACAGTATGATGGACCCGTTTGGCGCTGTGGCAATTTGTTGACGCACGAGGGCAACTTTAATCCAATAGGGTGGTAAATCAAAATGTTGCGTGGGGCGCAAATATGTATATCCGTGGCGAGCACAATATGCGCGATTGCGGGTCATAAGGCGCTCGAAAAGAGGGTTCACACGGTCATCGTATTGAATGAGTATTGTGGGCATTTTTTCTCTAATTACGTTGGCGAGTTGATAACTGACGGATTCAGATGTACAACATCAAAATCGGTCCCTGGTGGGATTGAACCACCGACTTGTCGGTTAACAGCCGACCGCTCTACCAACTGAGCTAAGAAACCACGGGGGAAACTTTAACAAACTAAACAACAATTTACGCAACCGGCTTGGCGACCTTGGGGTAGTGAACCTTGAGGTGCGTCTGGAGCGTGAGGATCGTCAGCGGCGCAGACCCCTCAGGAAGCGGGAGGAGCTTGCGGAGTGCGGCATCCTGCTTGATGCCCTTGCCCTCCATGAGCCCCTTGGACTTGGCGTACTCGACAATCGACTTGGTCACGGAACCGCGGCTAACAAGCGTACCCTTGGGCTGACCCAGGAACGCGCACAGCTCGTCGCTAATCGCCGTGGGCTTGCTGAACCCGCTAACCTTTTTGGGCTCATCCGACGAGGTCTTGCGCTTACGCTTGCGCTCAGACTGCTTGATGACGCGATTCGACACGCGCTCAATAGACTTGAGCGTCGCATGCGATGCCGCGAGTGCAGCCTTCTGCGCGACATACTGCGTCTCTAACTCGGCAAGAAGCGTCGTAAGCTTGACGCGCGCATCCTCATCCGATGCGGGTGCAGCAACAGCCGCCGCAACCTCGGGCTCGGCAGCAACAACAGGCGCGGCGACCTCCTCAACCTTGGTCTCCTTGGCAGCCTTGGGCGCCTTGGGTGCCTTAGGGGCCTTGGGCTCCTTGGCGGCTGCAACGGGGGCGGGGGCAACAACAGGGGCGGCGACAGCGGCGGCAGCGGCTTTCTTGGACGTCTTGGTGCTCATTTTGCTGGTGTTGTCGGAGGAAGTATTTGAAGACATTGAACGCGGGAGTACTTTTGGGGGATGGAGTCGCACTCGCGTCATCTTTGCCCCCCCAACCCCAAAAGTTGCCGCCCTTTTTGGCCTCAGGGCAAAAGTTTCCAGATTGACAAGATGGCTTCGCATTTGTGTAAAAGTATACGTTCACGCAAATTTCCGGGAAGTCAATGCACACATCCTGTAATTTCTGGAAGTGAGTGGTGTGGGCGACACAAAACGTCTCGTGTGCGGTTTACACCGGGAACGCCACCCACCGTAACACCAGAAGCACCCACAGAAGCACCCACAGCACTCACCGTAACACCAGAAGCACCCACAGAAGCACCCACCGTAACACCAAAAGCACCAGCAGAAACAACAGCAGAAACACCAAAATCACCCACAGAAGCACCCACAGAAGCACCAAACAGAGCATGCACCCAAATTCAACGCCGTTGGTGTCGCTATTTAGCTAAACGAGCAGGTCCTTTGCTAAAATTACGTGAAAAATCAATGAATTCCGTCGATTTTTACACCGAAGACGCAATTCACGAAATACCGCTTCAATTTTTCGTAAGTTTCGTTGAAGGAACGCGCGGGTATTCGATGGACGTGCGCTCTGCGGTTTCGCTTGTAACATACGCAGAACGTGTCAAAGAACCCGCATTAAATCCATTTACTCGAGCACAACTAACGCCCGTTTTCCTACGGCGTATTGCTATGTCAAAACACGTATTTGTTACAGCGCCAACATCCTTTTCGGTTAAAATTACGGATGTTTTCTGCACCATTTCGGATTTGGGATACTACACAAATCCGGCATGGTTTTCACTTTTAAATGAACATGCTCTCAAGCGCGTGTATTCTGCATTGGTTGAACTGTGGTTTCATCGCGCAGGTCTTTCGCAACAAGAGCGTGTTCGAATTTGTCCCGTGAACCCGTTCAAATATCAAATTCGAACCGTTAACGCCATGAATTTGCATGATTTACAGCGGGTTGTGTTGGACGTGTGTGAACGATTTGTAACATCTGCCCCAGAGCGGTCAGACCGTCAGTTGGGGGCGATTTATGTATTGGGGTGTCTCGCTATAGTTTCACGGGGTGCAGCACTGGCAAATCCTGGACTCTTGGACCAGTTTATCTAACGGCGTCAAAAAGTTTGCCGCTTTTTACACGAACACCCGTTTGTACCACGGAATTTTTGCATAAAGCATTGTTAAAATGTCATCCCTGGATGTAAGTCGCATTAAACCTGCTCTTGGATGCACCCCATACTCAAGTAACACACGAACACTCGACATCAAACCATTTCCACATGCAATTTGTAAACACTCATCTGCAGCTTCATCAAATATTCGTTTCTGCTGTTTGTTCGCATTCACATGTACATGTTCGAATAATACACGAACAATTGTCGTGTGTTCATTCATGACTGCTACACGAAGAGGATACGCGAAATAAGTTAAAAGTTTGTTATTCGCAATCAATAGCCGAACAATGTCCAAATGTCCGTTACGACAGGCATTGCTTAACGCGTGATTATCATTCATCCGAAACGGCACACGAAGCATCAACCGGACAATTTCAGTAAAGCCACGTTCACATGCGTCTTGAAGTGCGGAAGAATACGTGTATGATGACCAGCCTCCTCGTTCAACAAACAAACGGGCAAGTTCAATATTTCCATTGACACATGCGAGTCGTAAACCATATGAATTGTTTACTGCTGGATTAACACCTCTTTCAACCGGCAATTCCAGAAGCATACGGACGATTTTCGTTTGTCCGTGAAAACATGCAAATTGTAGTCCATCATTCAAATTTACTGAAGAAACGTCGATGAGCAAATGCACGATCTCCAGGTTTCCTTCTTGACATGCAAATACAAAGTCATTGTTATCAACCCCACGTTCAATCAGGAGGGCCACAAGGCCAACATTTTTATTATGAATGGCAGTAATAAGTGACATTTCAGACATTTCAGTCGTTGTTGCAATTGCGCGTAAGATTTTTAGAGACAACATTATTCATTTCGGAGAAAATGAATACGGATGTCGTCATTTTTTTCAGACCATGGATGTACAAATATGTGGTGTTTTCTGCGAACCAGAAAGTACCCGTATTTTGAATGCAAAAAGACTTGCAAAAATTGACACACATAGATGCGCATGATGATGGCACGCACGTCAGTAACCATGTTATTCATCTTAAAATTTTACGAGCGCAAATGACGACACTTCTAACATTTGAAACTGCATGTCAATCTACAGAATTCATGTGGCTATTTCTTGAAACGGGCGTCAATGATGCATTTCAATTTGCACGTGCAAATGGAATTGCCGCTGGAAAGAGGAGTAAATTTCGCAGCAAACGACGATGAAGCACTTCGGCGAGCAAGTGCATGGGGGCAAACGGAAATTGTCCGTATGCTCCTTGATTTGCCGCTGGAAAGAGGAGTAAATCATTGTTCCCGCTTGTCAGCCGCCTCATCAGTCTTCCAGCAGAAAAATTAGACTGGACACATTGGACGGCGGCTGACAAGCGGGATCCATGGGAGTAAATCCTGCAGCAAACGACGATGAAGCACTTTGTCGAGCAAGTGCACGGGGGCAAACGGAAATTGTCCGTATGCTCCTGGAATTGCCGCTGGAAAGAGGAGTTAATCCCGCGATATTTTCCAATTTTTCACTTCGACGTGCATGTTGCGACGGGCATACGGAAATTGTGTGTATGCTCCTTGATTTGAATGTGGAGTAAATCCCAGTGTGTTAAATAATCAAGCGCTTACAAGTGCATGCTTGGGTGGACACACAGAAATTGTTCGTTTGCTCCTTGATCTGCCAATCACGAGAGGAGTAAATTCCACAGCAAACAACAATGAACCACTTTTAAATGCGTTAGGGAAAAAATTGTTCGTTTGCTCCTGTCAAGAGGAGTCGATCCAACATTTGGCGACAATGTTACAAACCGAGCGAATGCGAGATTTGGCTAAAATGCGCCAGCAATGCGTGCGAACGCAGGACTCGTTCGTTTGCTTCTTGATTTGCCAATCGCAGCAAACAATGAAGCACTTCGGCGCCCCCAGGAACATATGGAAATTGTTCGTTTGCTCCTGAATTTGACTTAATCCCGCAGCAAACAACAATAACGCACTTCGATCTGCAAACGGGCATACGGAAATTGTTCGTTTGCTCCTTGATTTGCCAATCGCGAACAATACGTTCCTTTGGAGCGCAACGGGCATACGGAAATTGTTCGTCTTCACTTGATTTGACAAGTGCAAGATGAGCAACAGGACTTTGGAATTTTCTGCTGAATGAACTATGGTACAAAGTGTTCCTTGATTTGGAAAAAGTAACAGGGCTTGCTACACGACATGCAACGTTAATATCGTTTGCAAATAAATGCGTTCGATATCCACATAAAATGCGCCGATTAATCGAATCGCTTCTTGTGCTTTGACATCGATGTACTTTTTAGTTCCAACGGATGTCTCGACAACCTTGGGGTGTAAACGGACAGCCTGTGTTTTTGTAACCGGATCTTCAATTACAAGAATGAGTTCATTCAACAGTTCCCAGATGGCTTTGACATGGGCTGCATACCGTGCCTGCAAACGCGCAATGCCGTCTTGCACCTCACGATAGGCTACATGCGGTGCCGTACGACTCGGTGGACATTGAAAAAAACCTTCAAGTTGTTTAAACCCGTCTTTTGTAGCAAAAAATTTGTAAGATGTCAGCATTAGCGGTTTGCCACCGGAACTCAAAAACAGCGGTGAAGTTAACTTTAATGCTGCAGCCTGCGATTTAATTTCTTCGTTATACAATTTCATCATGGGATCAATGAACTCCGACTTCCACAAGGGGTCAAACATAATTTGTGTTTCATTTCCCCACTTGAGAGTCGACACATTTTGGAGCGTAAGCCATGGATAAATCTTGCCAGCCGTTTGAGGCACACGTGTTATGTTTTTTTTGCCCGTTGCTTTATCGATCTCCTCTTTTTCAGTTGCGGTGGTCCAATAGACATCATTACAAATGCCTGTTATCACTGTTCGGGTCGTCGGGTCAAGACGGCCAGCCAATGTTTCGGCGCGTACTTTTGCAGGTGAACTGTGTTGACGCAAATCGCCCTTTGTGCTCTTGAATAACTTTTCCAACGATGTGGATTCCGCTTGAGGAATTATGAAATTCGTGTTGAGCTTTTTCGGCACAGTGCGTGGAGCTGGAGGTATATATTCGCGTTCAGCGGCGGGAGCCATATCAAATGGATACATACCTCGTTGTTCTCCGCGGCTCATTTCGCGTAAAAATGGTTCTGCACGTTTAAGAATCAAATTTATTCCGTTGTAAGATTCTCGCACAACTTGCTTGTAAAATTTCCCTGCAACCAACGTGTCGCTGCGAGATTCAAATGCGTCGGGATTGCTGGTGAAATAGGAGTCGTCAAGACCCGCTGCAAATAGCACATACATTAATTGCAAAAACGGTATTTTTCGTGTTTCTGGATTGAAGGATTTGAAATAACCCTTGAAAATGACACCCGCCGCAATTAACGTACCTTTGACTGGGCGTTTAATTCGTACTGGAATGCATGTATATTTAGTTTGATTGGATGGATACGGAATCGGATTCAAAAACAAAATGTTTAATTCTGCATCCGCGCCGCCTTGCGGCTGTTTCGCTTTAATTGAAATTTTCGCGGTTGCATTCTGTGCAGTCACTTGCGTAATTCGAAGTTTAAAATCATACATGTCAAACGGGCCTCTTGTTGCGCTGGTTTTCAGAATTGAAATCGGGCTTTTAAAGACTGTTGGAATACTTCCCGAATCAATAATTTTGTTTTCTACCAGCGCACCCGAAATGACCATGGAGCTCCTCAAATCACCCAATTCCCCAACACGTGTGTCGAACACAGCAGGGTCCGGCTCCTCATCATCGCCTTCATCGTCGACAAGTGCTTTGAGGTCCGCTTCTTCTTTGGCTGCAATTTCTTCGGGCGAGTCACCACCACCCCGTTTGCGCGTCCGACGGCCACCACGAAGAACAACGCCATTGCTCCCAATTTGGATGGATGCCAAACACGCAACTATTGTGGTTATTGCACGGATACCCGACTCTGCCATTTGCGAGCATACTTCTTTGCGCGCGGCGTCCGTGAAGCGTTTTTTGTCCAATGCAGGATTCCCATACACCACCGGCAAAATACCAGCTCCACTCACATCTGCTACAAATTTAATCAATGTTTGTTCGAGACCCTCTTTGAGAAACACGGCATAGTCTCCACACACACCTGGTTTTGAAAGATTTTCAATGGCATAAATGTCGGGGCTACTCAACACTCGTTCTGCAACAGCGGACAATTTAGCGATATCACTGGTTATGGACGGTGGAATAGCAAACGGGTTCTCGATCGATGCACTTTGTCCTGCTCCCATTACTTTTCGAACAGTTTTTCTTTAAAGGGAATTAACCGTTTGAGACATTTATTAATTGTGACACAGCTCACGCCGCAAACGCGCGACACATCCGTTATTTCGATTCCTGGTGCAAGTTTACATTCTTTGCAGCAGAATGCGATGATGGATGCGGCCATTGAAAGAGGTGTATTTTCAGGAGCAATGCCCATTTCATCGACGCGCTCACACATCTCGATCATCATGGGTACCAACGGTTGAATGGATAATTTAGTGGCAAACGGTGCAATAAAGTCCCCACCTGAAATCGTTTTACTAACGGATGTTTCCCACAAAGCTCTGCGCAAATTTGCTCGAAGTGCGAGACCGGGCCTGTCGTCTTCTGCTTCTGAATCAACAGTGGCAACGGATGCAACGGTCGTAACGGTCGCAGCAACAACTGTATCTTTCGCTTTTCCTTTTCGTCGCCCATGCGACATTTCGTTTTTATCTGGACAAATGTATGTGTCCGTGCGCCCACTGCGCAATCGCATCGTAAACAACATTTGGAATTGTTTAATTCCGCGCGTAACTTGTTTGAGTGGAATATTGAAGATTTCAGCAATTTCCTTCGGATGCCGTGACGCGCCATGGCGTTTGAGAGCCTCCCAAATACATGCAGCAAGAACTGCATCACGTTGAGCTGGACCACGACACACGGCGGATGCTGTAAGTTGCGCAAAGAGGTCTTTGGCTTCATCCACAATTGCACTTCCGATACTTGCGTTGGATGCGCGGAGCTGTAAGCCATCCAAGATTTTCCACAAGGTGTGTTCACGCGACGGCATAATACTCCACATGTGCCACTTACGGATTCGCCACATCATGGGTGTCATGTTGTTGGTCAGAATGATCGTGCCAATGCTGCTTTCTGGCATAAGGTGATTCACAGGGAAACCGCATCTACTTGGATCACCGCCAGTACCTGGGCCCGCCGAATCCCCACTGTACCAACGGTATTCAGCTCCCATTCCAATGGGTTGTTCAACAATTGTGCCACACCGCTTGCAAACAATTGTGTCGGTATCACAGCCGCCAGTGCTTTGAAGCTCATCGCTGTCTTTACACAGCGGGCACGTGTAGGTTGTCGTCGTTGGCAATGAACTCGGCGCATCATATTCCCAGTCGTTTTTCGTCACCTTATTCTTGCGCGGCCATAAATCACTACTCATTACCTTTACACACGTCGATCCGGTGCTGCATCATTTTTTCAGCCAGAATCAGAAGAGATGTCTGGAAGTCTCGATGATTATGGCTATTTTGGTCCAAAATACTCGTTCGCGGATAATTTACCGTTGCCCGGACAAATTGGTGTACGTCAGGAAGCGTCCGTTGGTGCAATTTTGGATTCCGTCGCGGGCATCAATTATTATGTGGACACTATTGCGTTTGGTGGCCGCACGTTTTTCGACAATCAAAATCCACAACCGATGGGCATACGGAATTTTCTTAACACGGAAATGCGGTGTTCAAACGGAGCAACGATGTCCGAATATTTTGATGGCGTTACACGCGGGGACGGTATCGGAAAACACGTGAGTGAAGCGCTCGCGTCCGCTGGCCTTCCCGGATTAAAAGGTCTCGCGCCAGGTATGGTTGAAAACGCGGAAGATGCGTTGGACCCACGACCCATTTTTGCTGCCATTACTTCGACGGGATACCCTGTTTGCCAACAGGTTCAATGTCCGGTGGGTGATGTCAATGGATCCATTCAAAACGCGCAGGATTCTTCTAAACCCTTCATTGTCGATCCAGTTCAGTATGTCAATGGGCGTCCCACACAAACCCGTTGGGTTCAAGCATATGACAGCACTGGTGCCGCAATTCAAACGACGAAAGCGGAATTCACTGCAACGCCGAAATGTTACAATGCAGACGGAACTTATCGCGAGGGTGTGGCGCTGGATCCTGCATGTCCGACTTCACAGCCCGCGCAAAGTCCCGTTGGTGGACAAGGCAAATACGGGTTATGTACTGTATTGAGACCTGCTGCATTACCACCGTCGCTGTCTGCCGAAGGATTTGCCCCGCGGGCACCCGTTGGTTCCGTTGGGTCCGTTAGTTCACTTTTAATGGGTTTTGCTATGCTTGGTCTTGTCGCCATTGTTGTGCTTAAAAATTGACAGTGCAATGTTGCATGTGTCCATACAAATGCCATTTATGTTCAATGTTTCGTTGTTGAATTCATCCGTTGGACTAAGTGGGTGTCCTCGTCCATCCAATACGTTTGAAATCTTGCTTCGTGAGCCAAACATGTATGCAAATCAGTTTGAGATTTCCATAATTGTTGCGAGCGATGTTGCACGCGAAACGTGGAAACAGATTTTCCGCTTGAATCCTGACACGGGCGCGTTGATATGTGATGATTGTGAAGACGAGGATGATGCATATCGTCATTGGGTGAATCGTGTTTGTGAATGGCTTTGTGATGGGAGGTATATTGTTTCCGTTCCTGTTTCGGTTGTTGCTCCCGTTGTTGCTCCCGTCGCTTCTGTTGCTTCTGTTGTTGCTCCTACTATTGTCGATGATTGAATTTAATATCGTGCTGCAAACTATGAATTATTTTCGTCAAAAACCGTGAAATGTAATGATTTTTGAATATGATTTTTGAATTTTAATGTGCAAGACCCAACAACACACTCCATTCAGCCGTTGCAAGTGTATCCCAGCCATCATAGTACAAATACACGGCAGACACGAGACCCGTTGGCAGCACATGTTTCCCATTTCGTATGTCGCGTAATAAATCACCCACAAGTTTGTGGCGTTTTGGAAGCAATTCGGGATTCTTACGGTCACTCTCTGGGCTATAATCATCCGGATTCCAACGAATAAAGTACGTGGGAACTCCACCAAAGCTCTGACCGATATTAACCATACGGGTTTGCTCACAAACACATGCACGATCTCGATGTTGGTGTTCATCGCATTCGAGAACAACAATCTTGTCGTCAAAGTCGTAGACGCGATCAGGGCGCTCTTTACCGCAAATGCCATCATCAATAACCACGTCTGTGCTAACACCCGTAAGTCCCCGCGATTCAAGGTATGACATGAGGGCATTTTGTTTTGCCAAACGGGCTGATGCAAATGCTGAAGGATTACAACTTTCACATTTGTCGGCTGCGTCGAGGACATACATGAGACCGCAGGAAACACACGGGCGTTCGACGAGGTTGGTGTCATCGGTGGTTTTGTGCGTTTCGACGCGGTGTCCAATTTGTCCCCCAAATTGCAAGTTCTTTGCATTTCGAAACTTTGCATTTGGCATTGGGACGCCGTATCATGCCAGGTTTGCGATGCGGGTAACAGTGTGATTTTGGATGACCTGGACGCCCATAGTATGCACGTGTTTTACAATCGGGGTGCTCACACCGTTTGCTCACGACATCCACCATATCAGCTGTTTTATGTTCAACACAGAAACGGCCTTTGCCACCTGCTAAATCAAATACTGGACGTTTATCGCATCCAGCATGCTCGCACCGTTTGCTTTTAACATCTACCATTTCAGCTGTTTTGTGTTCAACACAGAAACGGCCTTTGCCACCTGCTAAATCAAATACCGGATGTTTATCGCACCCAGCACGCTCACACCGTTTGTTTTTGACATCAACCATTTCAGCTGTTTTGTGTGCGACACAGAAACGTCCTTTGCCACCTGGTGTATCAAATTTTGGAGTAATTTTATCACATCCAGCATGCTCACACCGCTTGCTCACGACATTCACCATTTCAGCTGTTTTGTGTTCAACACAGAAACGGCCTTTGCCACCTGCTAAATCAAAGTTTGGCTGTTTATCACATCCCGCATGCTCACACCGTTTGCTTTTGACATCCACCATTTCAGC